GGATAACTACCATGAGAACTATAGGAAGGTAGAAAAACTAAAGAAGCAGAGAAGGCAGGATAAGCAGTATAAGGAGGAACGGTAATGTTTGAGAGATGTCAGGTACTCACCAGTACTGGCAAGCTATGCCTTTATGAAGGGAGTAAGATCCTTAGAGGAAAGAGACTATGTCAGCATCATATGGCACTCCTATCTAGGGGTGAACAGATCAAGTGGGCGCCGAAGCGCCTGTTACAATGGGACTTGGACAACCGAATCAGACTGGCTGTCCAAGCCGAGTACATTGCTAGTCTGAACAGGGAGGCATTGTGACTAAGTACGCAGTTATCATAGAGGTTGATGGGCCTCCAACGCTAGCGGCATATCTAGGTTTTAATAACCTCAAGCAGCAGATGGGTATTGACATGGCTGAGGTAGCCTGCCGACCTATCATTGACGGGCTCAAGACAGTTATGCTAGTAGATGAGGATGGCCGGCTCAAAACAGACTCATCGTACAATGCCATGGCATCGTCTGTTACAGCCCATGCTAAATGGGATAACAGTATTGTAGGCCCAGCCGCTATCATTGGTGAAGACGAAGAAGATCTCACAGGTCTAAGCCTAGATCAGGCACAAAAAGTAATAGCATTCTTGGAGGGTATATGAACGGAGAGTTGTTTGTAACACAGGCAGCATGGGATCTACTCAGCACATTTGCTGGAGTACTTCTCGCGTTTGTAACATATAGGATACTGGAGGATATATGGACGAGAAACTAGTAGACTCAGTACGCATGGGTTTACTGTTTGTATTGTTTATATTAGCAGCCCTGCTAAACGGGGCAACCTGCAACGACATAGATGTGAGGTGTTAGATGGGATACGATATTTATACAGTCAACTCAGACATGAAACAATCTGAGAGGTTTGCTCGCAAGTACGGATACGCATATCTGTTCAAGTCCTTAGACGGTAGCAAGTTGACAATGGAACAACTGATGAGCCGGACGGATGTGCCAGATAACTATAGGTTTGATGGAGATCCAAGGGTATATTTTAGGGCTAACATCTGGGGTATGGCTGATGTGCGCAGGTACTTTACAGAGCTCTTCAATGAGATGCCTGAGCATACTAGGAATGAACTGGCTGAGACATACTCTAAGTTCATAGAGTCTATTAGTTGGAATGAAGGACGGCATGTCGAGCCTAGTGAAATACTCAGAGTGTTACAGTCTATCCAGAATTTTGGTCAGGATATTGCGCAGACAGAGATGATTGAAGAGTTTATCGAGTACATGGAGATTGCCTCAACACTAGATGGGTTTGAAGTGTACTAATATATACAGTCTGGAGGGTGGGAGGCAGCCCTCCAGACTTCCAACGCAACAAGGTATGCAGTACCTAGCGAATGCGCTACCGTGTGTGTTGGCTTTTGGTTGGGGGCATGAATGACTCCCTCGTATGTAATGGGAATAGGAGGAACCGTGAGTGACCAAGTAGAGTTCTCAATGGACGCATCCTTTGGAGATGAAGAGAATGCTAGACTGCATATGTCTGCATTTAGAACTATCATCGAGGCAAGTTGGTACATTATCAACAACCCAAGGGCAATGATGGAAGCATACCCAGATTACTTCAAGCCCATCATAGATGAACTTGTAGACAAGGGTGAAGATGCTGATTATGTATTGCAAGAGATGGGCGAAGCACTTGGCAGACTGTTTGCAATCAATCAAAGACTGGCATTCATGGTAGGTACTGAGTTAGCTGAGACTATCGGCGCAAGGCCATTAGATCAAGACCTAATGGCAGATCCAATCGTCAGGTCTAATGAGAAAGGAAAAACGCCTGAGGAAATGTACGAAGAAGCAGTTGCAATCATGCGCCAGAATCTAAACGACAACAGTAATGAAGGGAGGAACTAATGACAGATAGTAAATGTGATGGTATCAACCATCGAGCAGAAGTAGATGTTGTTACATTTATTGAGCAGCCAGATCAGATATTCCGAACGCTGATTATGGGTGATGTAGAAACAATCAAGTCTAAGGTACTTGAGATGGAAAGGGACAAAGCACCCAACACATCAGTGTATATAGACTATTGTTGTGAAGCATGTAAGGAGGTGTAAGATGGATCTAGAAGAACTTCGTGGCAAACTAGAGTCCGCTAAGGAAGAGATAGGTAATGCTTCTAACAGGGCTCAAGAGATTGCTAGGGAAGCAGGATGGATGGAGTCAGAAGCAGACAGTGCTTGGAGCGCAATCGATGACATATTAGATAATGTCACCGAATACCAATCCATTGACATGGATCAGCATAAAATGCTTATTCGGTTGAGTGGCAGGGTATCAAAGCTAAGCCATTATCTGTATCGTGCAATCATTGACAGCGCAAGTGGCACCCCTCTTAGCAATGAGGATGAGACACGCGCCAGAGATGCAATAAGCATTCTTGAAAGATTGTTCAAAGTCGATCCTATTGATGGGGATGGCAGCCCAAATAGAGAGTTTGTAGTCAAGTATGATTACAACGAATATGCTTGGATTATCAAGCAGAATAAGGAGGAGAACAATGGGTAAGCAGGCTAAGGTTCTAAAGTCAGGTGCTCCAAAGATCAAAGACTTGAAAGAGTTTGAGCAGGTTATTATTGTAGAGGGCAGCGACCTCGACCAGTTCCGCAATGTACTGTCTAATGCAGTGCCGGAGATCGGTCGTAAGTTGGCCAAGTCAGGTTATAACTACGGCAAGAATGAACTTATGGGTTCCCTTGCAGTAGCAACTAGCATTGACCTTGCACTCGAAGAGCAAATTGATGTAAACAACTATCATAAGCGTCGTCATATTTTTGCAGAATATAATGGCTTCGAGAATGTTACTTGGGTCTCAACCGATAAGTGTGGCAACAGCACAAACAGTGACTTCCAAGACTTGTATGAGTCTCCGAAGTATGAAATTATTGTGCGTGTAGTAGCGTCACTCAAGGATAAGGAAGAACTTGCCAAGCGTGGCGTTAAGTAATAACACGGGCGGTCTGCAGGGTGGGAGCAATCTCACCCTGCTCATGCCCAGCGGGGAGTAGCTCAATGGTTAGAGCACTCGGCTTATATCCGAGCGGTTCATGGTTCGAGTCCATGCTCCCCGACCATAGAGATAGGAGGGTTTATGTGCGATAAGAAATACAACGGCTGGGCAAACTATGAAACATGGAATGCCATGTTGTGGATCAACAATGTAGACGGTGTGTATGACAATCTCAAGGATCAACTAGAGAATCAGATTGAACAGTTCGTAGACGAAGGCACATGGGATAAAGATGGATACCTACAGTATGCAGAACAGTTCATTGAAGATTGTTTTAGAGACACATTTATCTATCAAGGTGGCGACCCTAGAGAGTGGCATGAAGATCATTACGGCCCAGTTGGTGATGCAATAAGCTCATACATGGTCGAAGTAGACTGGCGTGAGATTGCGGAAGCAGTGTGGGTTGACAACGAGCAGGAATGGAGGTCAAACCGTGAGTGATTGGAGAGCGATAACTTCGCACACATTCGAAGACGGGTATGGATACGAGTTGTTTCATGACCCAGAGTATGATGCAGACTGGTACGAGCGTGGCTTCAAAATCTACGCTACAACTGGTGCAGGCAGATATATCCCGGTAGATGTTTCTATCAGCTCAGATACATCAGATGAAGAGAACCATGTACAGAATATGCTGGCAGATGCTAAGGCATACCTGCCATTGTACTTGTTTGCACACAGCGGTGTCAGGGTTAGCACCGAACCATTCAATGACCCATGGGACAGCGGTCAGTGTGGATTTGCGGTTCTTGAGAAAGACTCAGATGTTGATGGAGACCAAGCGCACCTAGAGAATGTATTGGAACTGATGGTGCGTGAGTTCGATCATCTACTGCGTGGCAATGTGGTAGGCTGGAGGATTACCAAGCAGAAGGTATGTGATTCCTGCAAGAACATCGAGACTGATGTCATCGATAGTTGCACGGGCTACATAGGGTTTGACTTCAAGGAAATGGACCAGCTCGCAGATGAAGTAATCGAGAATATCAATAAGCATAGGGAGGCAGAACATGCTAGCAGAGCAACAGCAATCGGAAACGATTAGCATTGACTTCGATAAATTCTTGAGGTATGTAGATCGCAGGTTCGTTGAGATCTGTGGTCTTAGTATCCATGATGTTGAAGACTTTGACTTCAACGATTACTATCCAGGTGAGTCAGCTACGCAATTGGAGTATGCTCAGGCTGTGAGAGACGCAGCCAGTGAATGCCTAAGCAATGCAGCCGCAGGAATGGGCATGACACTTGGGGTTGATACCAGCGGTATCAGTCTACCCAAGAATGCAAAGTGCGTTGAGTGCGGCAGAGTATTTGATCTGTACAACGAGACTGATGCAGAAGAGTGGGAGTTTGGCCACGACTGCGAGGTCTAATGATACGCCCTCATGTTGGATACCTTCCCCAACATGAGGGCATTCTTTTTGAAACAGGCTGCGCGTATCCGGCTTTTACCTGGCGAACGCGTTAGTTGATGAGCGTGCTCTCGTTCTTACCTGGCGAACGCGTTTTCTTTTTGGACGATGGTCGTGGGGGAGGAGCGGGTATTCGAATATCCTTGGCATGCTTATACCCCATCTCAGCAAGCCCTTCCCGGATAGCTGACCAGGCATCCTTCCATCCCTCGTCGTATCCGTCGTCGTATCCGTCTTGCAACATCTCGCTGATCTCTTCGTGCAAGTGAGAACATATCTCTGTTTCACACGAGCACCCGAGTACTATCTTCTTGACGGCCATACTACCCCCTAAAGCTAGCTGTGTTCTTGATGAACTCAAGGTCGCACACGCCGGTCGCACCGTTGCGATGCTTGGCAATCTTGCAGCTAACCACTTCGGTTGCAGCCAGGAAGTCAGGGTCGGACTTGCGCCACAGCATGAGCACAAGGTCTGCGTCCTGCTCGATTGCGCCGGAGTCCCGGAGATCTGACAGCCTAGGCTCGCCGCTCTCACGATACTCTGACATGCGACTCAGCTGAGACAGGGCGATGACAGGTACGTCCATCTCACGAGCCAGGGCCTTGAGGCCACGGCTGATGTCGGACACCTCGTTCACCCGGTTGGAGTCCCGGCTTGTCTTGTCTGCACTCATGAGCTGTAGGTAGTCGATGATGATCAGGTCCACGCCCTGGTCTGCGATGAGCTTCCTGCACTTGCTGCGCACCACCGATGGCGTAGCAGTTGGCGAATCGTCGACGTAGATACCCATCTTGGCAACACGCTGTGCAGCCTGGTCGAGCTCGACGAGCTGGACCATGTCAAGGCCACCGTGTCGTATCGCCTGGATTGGTATTCCGCTAGCTGCAGACAGTAGCCGTGCACCTACCTGCTCTGCACTCATCTCGATGGAGAAGATTGCCACCTTCCTGCCAACCGTAGCTGCGTTGTATGCCATCGTCGTGGCCAGCGCTGTCTTGCCTACGCTAGGACGAGCAGCAAGGATGACGAGGTCTGACTTCTGCCACCCTCCGGTTACTCCGTCGATCTGCGAGATGCCGCTCGGCACACCAATGCGAACGCCGGAGGTAGCGATAGAGTTGATCCTGCCCTGAGTGATGCGCATCAGGTCGCTTGCGTCCGACCACCTAGCCCCACGGCGCCGGTTCCCCACCTGGAAGAGGATCCGCTCAGCCTCATCGAGCGCAACAGTTGCGTCGTCCTGGGATGTCTGGGCCACCTCGACGATGCGAGAGCCAGCCTTGGACAGGTTCCGTAGCATCGCCATACGCTCGACGATCTCGAAGTAGCTTGCTGCGTTTACTGACGTAGGAGTAGAGTCAGTAAGCTCTGACAGGTAGACGAGCCCACCTATCTCGTCACGGTGTCCGTTACTGTCTAGCTGCTGAGAAACAGTGACCATGTCAACTGCCTGGTTGGAGACGTGAACCTGACGAATCGCATCTGCAACCAAAGAGTTGCGGCGGTCCCAGAACATCGAAGGGTCCAGCTCGATGTCGTTCAGTACGTCTTGGTCTATAAGTATCGACCCGAGCAGCGACCGCTCAGCTTCTGTGTTGCTAGGCATCGTCGTCATCTTCTTCATTGTCCTCCGCCTTCTCTCTCTCCCACTCGTAGCATGGCTTAATCTTACCACGCTCTATCCTGTTGCGGTACCGTCCGCAGTACGGGCACTCGCCCGCCTGGTCCCCGTCGTCAGGCCCCGTAGAGCGAACTGAGGATGTCAACGCTATCACTGTCCACCTCCAGCTTGGGTGCTTCACCGCACCTGTATTTGAATATACTACCATGAATCTGCTCGCCTGTCTCGACGTTCTCAACGCACCCCCAGATGTCGCAGTCGATGCAGCCGAATGAAGATGCGCTCCTGTCGTCCCGGATGACAATGTAGTCGTGGCCCAACGTGTCGCAGATAGACATAGCCTTGAGCTCGAGCTTGCCGATGACTGTCCTGGACCTAAAGTATTTCTCCCTATCTGCCATCTCTGTATCCCCACCAATCTATAGTCACGTTGATCCTGCCCTTAGATAGAGGAGCAAGCTTCTTGAACGCAGCTGGTGACAAGTCGATCAAGCCGAATCCGTTCTTGCATGCCCGGCAGAAGTCGCGAACCCATACCCTCACGCAGTCGTCAGTCTTCTTCCTGCACACGGTCACGACGTACGGAGTGTTCTTCCACCTCCACGTACCAACCGCTGCGTAGTAGACCTTCTCCCCGGAAAGGTAGGGAGAGCAGGTCCTCAGGTAACCATCGTGGCATCGACCTCCGTCCCCATACCACGTCGCATCGTCAGATCCAAGGAAGATTCCGATTGCAAAGAGCACTTCAATCATCGTTGTCCTCACTTGCCCTTCCGTTAAGTACTGCGTTCATCTTACAGATCTTGCACTTCCTGTAGTCCTTGTGCTCGTGCTTCGTCACAGGGTCTACCCTTGCGATGCCAAGCAGTGACTCGTACTCGATTCCGAACTGTCGGCAGTATTCCCTAAGGCCAAGGCCAAGCTTCTTGGCATCAGCCTTAAAGATATCAACTGCGCTTAGAGCGGACTTCTTGTTCACGCCACTTGTTCGCAAGGTCGAGGGCTATCTGCCTCGCTGAGTCCGGGCCTAGTAGCTCCGTCCCCTTCCCCACTAACTCCGCTTGATTGCTCTTGAAATTGTACACGATCTGGGCCGACCAGCCCGACTGACCGTATAGCATAATAAGTTTCGCTACCTTCTTGCCACCTATAGTTATAGGTAATACTTCCATCTCTGGCATCACGCTCCATACTCCCTCACTATCTCAGTAATGTCATCGTCCTCGCTCCGGGATACCTCTGACCACTTGTTCTGACCAAGCGCGATGAGTATCGCAGCGTAGTTCATCGTGTCGATAAGTGCATCGTGAACCTCGGGAGTATACCACTCGCCTTCGATTGTGACCCGACCGTTGTCGATTGATCCATTCATGGCATTGGCAATCCGGTTTACCTTATCCATTGCCATCCTGGAGAACACGCCGTGTGGCCCTAGGTTCTCTACGTTTGCAGGACCGTACGACTTCTGCCTGGTGACCAAGATCTCCCACGCCTCTTCATACAGCTCTGCGAAGTAGTTCCCGAATGTGTCCGGTACCCTTCTCACTTCTTTCCTCCTATCACGTAGATCAGCAGGCCGAGTCCGACAGCCACAGTAGGGCGATCAACACCGACGCAGAGCCCAGCTGCAAGAGCAGTAAGGAATCTACTAGTATTGTTGGATACAACCTTCTTCGTGGCCTCAACCACCCGTTGAGTCCGTGTAACTTCTGTTCTTTCATCAGGCGTTGTCGCCATTGGCGCCCTCCTTTGCTAGTGTGTCAGCAGCTCGAGCTGCGATTATGTGTGCGTCCGGAACCTCAAGCTCCTTTAGCCTGGTGTGCAAGAGCTCAAACACTTTGGCCCATGCCACAGCCAGGTCGAAGCTAGTCAGCTTTTTCTTCGGCCTTTGCATCGTCGCCTCCAATCAGCTCGAGGAAGTCGTGCTCCTCGATGATAACCACTACACGCCGCTTCGCCCCCGAACCGGGAGCATCTCCCACCACGAGAAGAGGTACCTGGTCTGCCTTCCTCGGTATTGCCGAGAGCCAGCGCCAGAACTTCTCGCTAAACATCTGGCCGCACTTGGCCTGGATGTTGAACTTCCCTGCGGCTACGTCCTCGGGCCCACCATACTGGCCAACCCGCCGACCTCCAAACTTGTGTGCCACCTCTCGCTCAAAGGCGTTACCTCGTGAGCGGTTGAGGCGACCTCGTCTCGATGCGTCACTCACCTAGATCCTCCAGGAATACAGGCATCCCACGCCCGATGTAGGCACCGGCAATGTTGTACTCGAAGTACTCCATCGCCTGGTCCCAAGCATCCTTGGCTAGCTCTGCCCTCTCCTCATCGCTAGTGTTGACTCGATTGTTAATCTCCTTGACGATGTCGTCCGCAATGATATCGAGCATGGACTTCTTGCTGTAGATGTATATGTACACCAGCCCACCTTCTGTGAACTGTTGTCCGACGCCAATGATGGCGTCGTCAAATCCGTCAGCTTTCCACGCCTCGATGTCCTCGAGGAACGTCATCGACAAGTCCCGCCTAGGCACTCTTCTTACCACGCAGTGCACCGTAGCGTAGCGGCGAGATGTCTGACACGAGCATCGTGTAGTACATCTTGCCGTTGTACTCTCGGTCTTCGTTCAGCTTACCTACCACATGGACATTAGGTCGAGGGTCCTTCTCCTGCGAGATCGCCCACTCGTACACCTTGCCAACGTGATCCATGGCCTCCTGATCGAAGAACCTCAGCGTAATGTACGCGTAACGGTCAGGCGCCTGGTTGCTCCGGTCACCCTCAGCCCACTCCTCGTAGGCTGCGGTCTGCATCGTACCGTACACCTCGAGGTAATCGTTACCGTTCTTGGATGTCTTGTTGGTTGGCGACTTCTTGTCGCTCAGCCAGATGTCTAGTCTTGCCATTAGAAATCCACCCCATCAAAGCTATCCCCGGTCTTCTTCGGTGCCGGAGTCTTGACCGCTCCCTTGACAATCTCCTTGGCCTTCTCCCAAGTCTCTTCGTCCGTCCGTGCGTCGGCCTCTGGGTCGTCGCCTGTCGGGATGAGGAAGCCAGTGAGCAGCGCGTACTTCAGTGCGCCGGTGGCCGCCTTGTACGCAGCCTTGTCGCCCGAGTCAGCACCTGTACCAACAGACTGGAAGTTCAGGGTCTCGCCCGTCTCCCCGTCCGTGAGCGTCCATGTGTATAGCAGCGTGATCGTGGACTGCTTGCCGCTAGGCGTAAGCCCCATGTTCACGATGCCAACCTGTGATGGGGTCATCGAGATGTTGAGCTTTACCAGCTCAGCTCGAACCTTGTCCGCAACGGCACTAGCCTGCACGAACTTGTACCCCTGGGCAGCATTCGTCCCGCCCTTCTCGACGTAGCCAACAGCCTGCATGACCTTGGCAATCTTGCTAGCTAGAGAGATCTTATCCCCTGCCATATTACCCCCTGCACTTTGTGAGCCACTGGCAACCTGCGCATGGCCACTTCTTCTTAACGTCCTGCCCATCAGCGATAGGCAAGCGCCAGGGGATTCTCCCCTGCTCTAGGAACTTGTTGCCAACCTCCAAAACCCGGAGTGCCTTGGCATACCATTCCTCGCCAACAGTATACTCCGCAATGCGGAAGTCGTCCTTGCTGACGTACACCACCCTAGCGGCTACGTCTGTCTTTGTCAAGTTTCTTCGACACAGAGCGTACGATGCCGCCTGGATTGCGTGCTCGGGCTTAGGACCCTTCAGGTAGGAGAAGCCCCTAGAGTTCATCGACTTCAGCTCGATGACCTCTTCTGTTTCCTCCCCCTTCCACCGCACGAGGATGTCTATGTTGCCGGAGAAGTTCATCTCAGGCCACTCGACCGGCACCTCGAACTCGATGGAATCAAAAAGCCCCGAAGCTTCCAGCTTCTTGTACAGGACGTCAGCGATGACGTGTCCCTGTTCAAAGATGCGGTAAAGCCGGGGCTCGAATGGATCGCTAGGCTCCACCCCTGACGCAGCGTAGTGCTGTGCGCGGAGACAGCCGCCTAGGGTACTGCCTCGAAATGGGGTGGCCGATGGCCTGTCTGTCCTGGTATTCTTTAGCCCCAGGTCGAAGGCTCCGGAGACTGTATTCATCTTCCCTCCAAACAAAAAGACCCACAGTGGGTCCGTCCACTGTGGATCTTAGAGCATGCGGACTAGGCTGTCAAGCCTTACGCACAATAAGGCACCGCTTATACGGCGCATCCCCCTTTGAGGAGGCAATGGCCTTGAAGTCTGCCTCGCTAATGATGGCAGCAAACTTCTCCTTGCCCTTGCCTGTCTGGGTAGGGTCGGCCAGCTGCCATCCCACCGTCTCGTGGTAGGCCACGCAAACCATGTGCCCCCAGGTCATCTTCTTGGACTTAAGCTTCTTGGCAAACGCGTTCACCGCTATCGCCGTCTCAGGGTACCCGCCAGGGGCCTGGACATTGACGATGATCGCATGCCCCTTCTTCGCTGCGTTGACCACATCCACCCAGTCGGATGGATACCTGGCATCGCAGTCAAGCTTCTTGACAGCCTTAGCAAGCTGGCTCAGGTTGGTGCCGCCGTCAGAGACGCCGTCCTTGTCGACCCGGCCGCTTGCGTTGGCTGCTTCTATGCCGTCAAGAGCGGAGAAATCTTTCTCGTATTTGTGAACCCACGAAGCAGCCGCTGCTGCAGACGAAGGCCCGCAGTCGTCTAGGATGCCGCCCTTCTCTATGTACGGTAGCTGGCTCTTGACTTGTAGTTTCATGTTATCCCCTGTCTATTATTGTTCTTGCTATTTCCATCCAGTTGTTCTCGAACGTGAGCCCCCTGTCGTCAACGTACGCTGCTGCTCCGGGCTTACCCTCTCCGATGTAAATGTCATCGTACGGGATACCCCAGTCCCCAAGCATCCGCTCCATCTCCTCGAGTCTCTTGTGCCTATCGGGCCACTGGTCCCACGCTCGGGCAGAGTGTATGAGTATCTTGTACCCAGACTCCTGCAGCATGCTGAGCGCGTCAACGACACCATTAGCAGGGACTACGGTGCCGAAGACGCGCACAGCTATCGTGTCGTCAAAGTCAACCGCAATCGTACGGCTGAACTCCAGGTCGAGCTCGTGCTCGGTCATCGATGCAGTATGTGCACCATCGGCTTGAGCTTGGCGTACACATCCCGGAGAACTAGAACGTCTGCTTCGCAATGCTCAAGGATCTTTTCGTATGCATCCCTGTCCCCGTGATCGGCCTGGTCCCAAATGCGTGGGTCGAGAGGAGTCTTCTTGTTCTCCACTCCGAAGTACTTAGACACGTTGTCCAGAGACTTACGCCCGATGGCGATGCTCGACCCGGTTGCCTTGTACATGAGGTCGAGGTGCATCCTTGGGTTGTAAGGCTTGAAGCCGTGGTACAGCATGCGGGAGTTGAGAACCGGCACGTCGAACAGCTTGGAGTTCCACCCCACGATGACGTCGTACTTGTCTAGCTCTTCGCAGTATGCCTTGACGAGGACGCTATCGTCCCGCCACTCCTTGCCTGGGTGCGTGTCGTGCGACAGTGTCGTCACGTTTCCTAGGCCGTCAGCAATAGAACCGCACAGCATGCGGCGCCAGTTGCTGAAGGTTGTCTCGATGTCAAAGAACGCGATATCGATACCCACAAACTTTGGTGTCGGGGTAGTCTTCTTGTTGCTAGGCAACGTGTCCTCCAGGATCTCCTCCACGTAACGCTTGTGGAATTTCTGGACCTGGTCTTTGCTCATGTTGAGCATCTCGCCTATGCGAGAGAAGGAAAGGCCCTGTTCCTTCAGCGCTCCCACGCGCTCTACTAGGTTTGCCTTCGCCATTACTTACCTCCGTTGCTCGAGAGCACCTCTATGACCCTCGATATAGCGGTTATGATAGACCCAATCACTGAGCCTATGATACCTAACCGCCACTTTAGCTCAAGTTCACCCGTTTGTCTAGCCTTCCGCACAGCCTTGTTCCCGGCCTGGTCTATCTCGACGATCCGAAGGCGCTCGTCGATAGCGTCAAGCCTGGAGAGCAGGATCTCGAACTGGCTCTTCGTCATCGGCCCCTCTTAGTGGGCTTCATTGGGTTAAATGGGGGGATGTTAGGAGCAGGGGGTGTGTAGGACATGTTCCTTTCCATTGCCCTAAAGTCGACAAGGCTTGCCTGTTCCTGTTGTTTCTTGTAATTAGCAAGCTGTTGATTGTAGAAATCCATCCTCTCCTTTGTGCTGTCCCCAGAAATTCCCTGTAGGCGGGGGTCAATGCCTGTCACAATAGGTGTTGTAAGTGGGATATTCCCGACATATCCAGGGATAGAGCTGCCCGGGGGTGGGGTAACATAGGGGTCACCAGGAGGAGGAGGATTCCCCCCGCCAGGTGGATTTCCACCGCCCGGAGTGTCGGTCTTCTTCTTCTTCGTGTTATCCTGAGGGACCCTCGTGTCCCTGCGCTCGGCGTACTTGGTCATCGGCATGTCGAAGCTGATGCCAGGGCCCTTGAACTTGGAAGGCTTGACGAAGTCGAAGGACACCTCTTCATGGCCGTCGATACGTGCCATGTACTGCATCCCACCGATGTTGTAGGTTGTAGCTATTGAGCTGGCCCCGTTGACATCGACGTTCTTCCTCCGGACGATTAGTCGTACCGTCTCGCCAAGCTTTGGCCCGCCGGTTGCACCAATCGGTGGGACGGTCCCGGAACGCATTGAAACTGACAGTATCTTTGTGTCATCAACAGTGCCCCTGTCGTTGAGCACGCCCTGTGCGTAGTTGGTTGCTGCCTGCGTATTGATGAAGCCAGGCTGCG